TCATATCTTCACTTACAGTTATGGAAATCGCGGGGTAACGAGCAATGGCATTAACTAAACTCAATAACCAATCCATCGCCGCCCTGACTGATTTTAATCTGAGTACAGACGATCTTCCTGTAGGGTCTGTGTTGCAGGTTGTGTCTGCCGCTACTGGCGCGGACACTACATTTTCATCTGCCTCCTACACAACCATGATAGGAGCGACTATTACGCCTACTGCTACAAGTAGTAAAATCTTAGTAATTTACAATATCAATTCAACTTGGAAGTCAGCCGCCGCAAATAATGATGAAGCAAATTGTTACTTACACAAGAATGGTACAGGTCTAATCCATTTAGATGGCATAACCCCATACAATCAGGCACTCATAGGTAACAGCGCGGGTTCCGTAGCGGGAACGTATTTGGACAGCCCAAATACAACATCCGCTACCACATACGATTTTAGGGTTTCTATGAGTAATGGCAGTCTTCGGGTTAATACTGAAGGTGGAACATCAGCAATGACGTTACTAGAAATCGCAGGATAACTAACTGGCTAATCTGAAAGGAGAAAACGAAGATGGCATCAGTAGCAGAAGCCCTATCTGAATTGGGCATCACAGAATGGGTTCTCCGTGGAGAGCCTACAACCGAAGCGGAGTTCAATGAAATGTTCCGCAAAGTAACAGGCGCAGACGCGAATGGCTCGGCCATTGAAAGTAGCGACCCCGCAGACTGGGGTACAACGTGGTCTGCCATCTCAACGAAGAAAGACGAACTGACAGCGGCAGAGCCGATGAAAGCTCTACGCGCTGAACGTGATCGTCGTCTGGCAGAAACAGATTGGCGTGCGTCTTCAGACCTAACACTATCCGCAGACTGGGCGACTTATCGCCAAGCACTGCGTGATGTGCCGTCGTCTGCGACCAGCCTTGACGATGTGACTTGGCCGACACCGCCGAGCGCATAACAATGGATATGCAGTACGACATTCTGTGGAGCGGCGCACTTACAGCGATCTTAGCCTTTCTGGGCTGGGTTATTCGTGGCTACGTCGAAGAGCAGAAGCGTCTGCAAATCTTGTTGAACCGCACGCGCGAAGAGATGGCCAAAGAGTACATCACTAAGTCTGAGGTTCACAATGACATCAATCGGGTGATGGATCGTCTGGATGCGCTAGACGCTAAAATCGACCGACTGATAGAAACCAGATAGGAGGTTCCCATGGGACAAAACAACGGCAACGCCGAGAAATATAACCCGAAAGGTACGGCAGTTCACACGTCGTATAAGGGTGGCAAGCAAGGTCATGGCGCAGTCATGGCTGGCAAAGCTGTGGTTCGCAAGGGCAAGAAGCAAAAACGCTCATGACACCACAGGCTCAACTCAAGGCGGTCGACGCCCTTATGAACTCTAAGGGTTGGAACGTCGTGCTTGAGGTCATGCACGAAGAGATACTGGCGTCTGCAATGGCAATCGCCGAGACCCCGAACATGGAACTCGAAGAGATCAACTTCCGTCGTGGCTCTATCTGGGCCGCTAAACGGATGCTCGAACTGCCCGTTCGTCTGCGACAGAAACTGGAAGCGGAAGTCGCACTGTTACATGTGGACGACAGTAACAGACGTAACGACGCATAGTAGACAAATCATCAACAGACCCCGCTTCGGCTGGGCAAGGAGAATAAAATGGCAACACCACAAGACCCCCAAGCAATGGCCGCGATGGTAGACGGCATCGCCTCTAAAGCAATGGGCGTAGACCCGGCACAGGCGCAACCAGCCCCTGAAGCCAAGACATCAGGCAAGGACAGTGCAGAAGGCCAAGCGGCTGAGAAAGGCTCTCCTGAAACTGAAGGCGATAAAGTTTCCGCTGAAGCAATTATTTATGAGGTAGACTTCGGCGACGGTAAAAATCGTCAATTAACACCTCAACAGATCAAATCCACATTCGAGCGTTACAGCGCACTCAACTTCAAGAATGCGCAATACAAGCCCGTTATGGATGTGATCGAACAGTACATGCGTGCTAATCCCAATATGACCACAAAGCAGATGGCAGATACTCTCGCAAACCTTGCAAAAGCAAACGAGAGCAACCCGACCATGGGCAACACAGACGGCGAGAAGTCTGGCGATTACAACAAGACCGCCGCACTCAAGTCTGGCGACATGGACGCCATGCTATCGAAATGGGAAGAAGACAACGCGGCATCTCTGCCTCCCGGCTACAAAGAGATGATTGCGGCTCAAGGCAACGGCATGCAAGACATCCGTGCGCAACTGGCACAGACGCAACAGATGCTACAGGCAGTCCTCGCACAGTCGGCAGGTGTCGCAGACGCCGCGAAACAGGGCATGCAGGGCGCACAATCCCAACAGATCAACGCCGTTCGTCAGCAAATTGCAAACAACATTGACCGTGTGCAACAAGCACTCGGCCTCCCAGACGACAAAGCAAACGATTTTATGGTGTTTGCTGGTGAACGCGGGTTCACGATGGAAGACTTCGTTGACCCACAGCTAACCATCAAGGTTATGCAAGACTTCAAAAACAACATGAACAGCCCAGAGATGGAGCGCATGCGAGCAATCGCACAGCGTCGCCAAGCCTACACTGGCTCTCTTGGTTCAACTCCTTCCGCTTCTCCCAGCGCGGAAGCTGGCGGCATGTCAGAAGGAACAACCTTCGACAAACTCGCTCAATCAGCCATGTCGAAGAGAGGCATGGTCTAACTTTACGCATACTCCTCAACCTCCCTGAAACTGCCCCGCCACGTGCGGGGCATTTTTTTTGAGAGTAGGGACGAAAACCCAAACCTGTCTGTCCTATACTACAACTAGCACTAAGACTGCGCCTCGGCCCAGTTAGCTAACAAGGGCAATGCGATGGTTTTATCCCGCAAGCTCGCTGAAACCGTAATCTTAACTGCCTAACAGAGGAGAATATCTCATGGCGGCTATTCAAGGACTGCGCGGATCAGGCGAGTTTTCGACTGATTTCCGCCCCAAAAACTACCGGGAGCTTTTCACGCTCTTGGAACCAAACGGCAACGCGCCACTGAACGCTCTTTTGGCGATGGGATCATCTGAACCTACAGACGACCCTGAGTACAAAAACTTTCGTGACGAACTGCCAGAGCGCAAACTTACTGTAAACGGTGCAGTTGCATCGACGTCTACAGGCACGATCACTATCGACGCCTCAGACGACAACAAGTTTGCAATCTCAGGTGCAATCGTTGTGAACAGCGAAACAGGCGAAGTAATGCACGTTACTGCTGACACTACAGCTACAACGCTGACTGTCACTCGTAACATTGGCGGCACTACGCACCAAATCGCAGACAACGCAGAACTGTTCATCGCAGGCTTTGCGGCACAGGAAGGTGGAAACTCTCCGACTGCCATCAGCTTCGACGCAACAGTTGCATCCAACTACACCCAGATTTTCCGTACAGCTTTCGCGGTAACAAACACCATGCAAAGCACCTACCTACGGACTGGCGACAAGTTGGATGAGGCAATGACCAAGGCTCTCAAACTTCACATGTCAGACATCGAACGTGCGATGTTCTTCGGTGTGAAGCACGAAGCAAACGGTTCAACTGCCCAGCCTACTCGCTACACAGGCGGCTTGCTTAACAGCCTAACCAACGTCGTTGATATGACCACGGACTACGCGTCTTACGGTGGTACTTCGGCTGGTGACATGACTGAAGAAGGTTTTGATGACTTGCTTATCACAACCATCTTTAAGTTCGGTTCTAAGCAAAAGATCGCTTTCGTTGGCGAAGGCGTTGCGAACCACCTACAACAGTTCGGCAAAGATCGCTGGCAACCTACCGCTATGGAAGGTGCATACGGCGTCAACCTGACACGTTACAACACATTCGCTGGAGACCTGATGGTTCACCTGCATCCGCAGTTCCGTCAAATCCCGAATATGCGTAACTCGATGGTCATCGTCGACTTCCCATATCTGGTTTATCGCTACCTTGAAGGTCGTGATACCCAGCTTCTGGAAAATCGCCAAGCGGTAGACGCGGATAGCGTCAAGCACGAGTACCTAACCGAGTGTGGTTTGGAACTCCTGCAAGACAAAGTTCACGGCTACATTAAGAACTGGTCTTCACGCGTCGCTTCCTAATGGGGACGACCAAAATAGGTCAATAAGCGATAGTAAGGGGGCAAGTTTGCCCCCTTACTTTTTAGGAGAGACACATGGCAGAAGCGAAAAAGACTGCGACCAAGAAAACAACTACAACACGCCGCCGCGCTCGCACTGAAACTGGTGCATTCAAGGCAGACGACCCCAAGACACCAGACGTGAATGAAGCATGGGAAGAAGTTCCTGCTGAAGAACCGAAGGCAGAGCCTGTTAAAGCTCCCGCAGACGGCATTGTTTGGTATGAGAGCCGTGAGCCAGAACCCACACAGTTCTCAGTTGCTGGCTACAACCCAATCCGTAACTTCAGCAATGGTCGACTAGAGTTCCGTGTCAAAGCGGAAGACGTCGAGCGTTTCGAGAAGAACCATTTTTGCATGAACGCACGGATCGTTCGCAAGAGGTAATCCATGGCAGAGCAGAGCAACACAAACCCACACATCCGTGAGACAAACTCGCCACTCAACACACTGGCGATGCAGGCTCTACGGCGTTACGGCGACTTTCATCCCGGCACAGTGGACGGAGATGTGATGCTCATGTTCGTCGAATTTGCCAATATGGTGATCGACGAAATCCGCATGCACCCTTACCACGACGGCACAGACATCGACTACTACCAGTCGGCCACAGACGTGCGCCCGATCAAAGACGTCATCATCGTGCAGGGTCTGCTCTACCATTACGCAGTACAGCAGGGCAGTGAGAAGATGCAGGCGTACATGCCGACATACTTCCAGACGCTCAACCGCGAACTGTGGGCGAAGAAGAACGGTAACACGAAAATTCAAATGACTGTCGTTGATGACGGCACCAACAAAAACAATATTGGTGGCGGCAAGACGAACACAACGAATGGGACGGTTAGTTACTAATGACGAGTACGACCAAGTCACGTAGCGGCGTAAGAAGTAAAACTTTCGCATACGAGAACTTCCAAGGTCTCGACACGTCTCGTGACGTCACAAGCCTAGACACTGGCAAAGACCAGCACATGCAAAAGGTCAACAACGCCACGTCAGACTGGCGTGGTCAGATGGTGCGTGACCCTTCATGTAAGTTCCGCAAGGGTCAATACAAAGTAAACCACGTGCGCTTCTTCGGTACGAACGAGGTTTGCTGGGTCGAACAGACGGGTGCTGGCCTAAACTTCAAGTCAGAGCGTGACCACGAGTTAGAAAACGTACACCCAACTGCGGCCATCGTTTCATCAACGGTCTTCAACCAGTCTGTACACCTGACTGCACGAGCCAGACCGATGTATCGTTATGATGGCATTCGCTTTGTACGAAATCAGTCTCCTGCTGCGAACGAACTGCAACCAGCATATGCCACGTCTGTACAAAGACGTCTGGCGATTGCAGGTATTCCCGGCAGAGAAACACAGGTTCACCTGAGTAGGGTAGACCAAGACGAAATCTTCCCCGATGATGAAGACCCAGCAAGCACAAATGTTCTGCGTGCTGGCTTCATCGACGTCGCAAACCTTCTTGGTACTGCCGACCAAATTACAGGACTTGGAACTTTTGAACAAAACCGCTTGGTTGTGTTTACCGCTGACCGAAGCATAATTTACAGGATAGACCCGGATATAGACAGATGGGTGATAGACGACAACGCAAACATCAACATTGGTTGTATCAGTCACAACAGTATCGC